TTTTTCATCAACAGTTATCCTGAACGGAGCGTCAGGGAATTTATCGCCGTCACCGTCCAATACTACTAGAGTAGTATCAGAATCACTTATACCGCTAGCTAATTCGGACTTTGCCATATTAGAAGCATTTAACCGTGGCATTATTTCACCTTCCAGTCTGTTTCTTCAAAATCAATTTTTGTCCAAATCGTATCCACAAAATCTTTAGGAACCCACCTGACCCTAAGACCATCCAAAGTTAATTCTGCAACACCAACATAATCTATCTCCCCAGAATAAATAGCCCCCGGTAACATGAATAATTCTGAACTACCTTCAAAATCTATCTGACCGCCACGAATAACAGAACTTACTAAAGTCAATTCTGACTTACCTTGAAGGTTCAATTCACTTAATCTATTTCGTATAGCATCAATACTCAAATCAGAACTACCCTCATAATTAATATCTGAATCTACTCTTTTAACACCGTCCAATTGAAGATCAGAACTTCCGTAAAGTTCCAATTCACCAATTATTTTCAGAAAAGCGTCCAAAGTTAAATCAGATTTACCCTGAAATTCTGCTTCAAATAACCTTTGCCTGATACTATCGAGTGATAAGTTACTACTACCGCTTAAATGAATGCTGGGAGTTACAATCAAACCACTGTCCAACTGAAGTTCTGAGGTTCCTTCATAACTTATATCAGTGTTGTAAATTGCTGACGGTTTCATTTCCAAATTGGAACTACCTTCAAATTCAATTCTTACAGGACTCACTTTACGTCCTAAAAGAGTTAAAGTGCTGCTTCCCTGATAATCAATTTCAGGTATTCTGAGTCTATAAACATCTACAAAACCTAATTCAGTAGCACCTTGATAAGTAATGTCAGTTAGTAAACGGCGTACCGAATCCAGCAGTAATTGAGAGGAACCAGAAAAACTGACAGAATTCGGTACGCGAGAAACGCCCTCCAGAGATAATTCAGTGAAGCCAGTAAAATCTATACTACTGTAAACAACCTGAATCGAAGGAGTATCATATGTTTTGAAGTTAAATGTACTAGAGTTAAACATTCAATTTACTCCTCTTTAATTGTTACGTCACCTTCGCGAAGTACAAACTGGTCATGTTCTTCAATTTCCTTACTTTTAGAAAATTCCGCATCCAAGAGGGCTTCTCCATCGTTTTGAGAATCGTATACCCAACCGTAAGTTACGTTACCCCAATTACTTTCTGCCACAGGAAACTCTATAAGTGAATCATTTGTTGCTTCCCCATTTGTAGGAGCACCAAAGCTAATTTCCTGTCTCTCATAATCTGCTGCGGATACTTCTTCATTTGCATCAGTATATAATGCAAGGTAAATATCCCCCGGAGAAGCAACCGATTCCCCTCTGAGAAAATGATCTATAACAGCATTAGCTAACCATGTACTTTTATCAGACATAATTACCACCTAACCTTTTCAATAATCTCACCTGTACGTTCAATATACTCCGGTCCTCTGGGATAAGGAGTATCATCCTGCTGCATACGGTGAATTCTCAATTCTTCTTTTTTAATTTCGTATTCCTCTTGAAAATCTCTCTTTGCTTCCATCTCATCCCGTTCCATTTGCATATTCCTCATCGCACCATAAAGTGCGTAAAGTTCATGAAACTGTTCCGGTATTACGGGTTCTTCATCTGTCTTACCTTCGAATTTGGGGATTTTACGGTAATAATAAATTGTTATTTTACCTTCATCTTCAAGTCCCTGAAAGTAAAGTTGATCTCCCCAAAGTCTATAACCATATCTGGTGTTGTTGAGCATACCTACACGGGGTACTGGATCATCTTCAAACCAGACAAAACCCCTTCTGACTGGTCTATAAAAATCTTTCGGCATACCAACAACCTCGATTGCTGGATCATATTCCATTTCAGCCATACCTTTTAACCGAGCAGGTTCAGTTATATCCGACGAACAGGCATTAAACCAACCAACTACGCGGGGAGGAAGTTTCCCCTCCCCGGTAGTTCGTTTATGATCTTCATTATCTGTCATATCCGCCAGAAGTCGGGCAATCTCATAGAGCGTCATATAATACCCTCTTCTTTCAATTTATTAAGAGCAGCGTCCTTACCCTGAACTTTTTTACCGTTTATCTCGTACCAAGGGCCAGCGTGATGATGTTCTTCCAACACTTCTTCAGGGTTAGGGGTAGACGCCGTATTTTGCTCCTTAAGGAGATCACGTATTTCCATCAATAAATCGACTACATCACACTTATATCTTTCTTCCATTTCCTTTAATGAGTATCTTCGTGACATCTACCCCTCACCTCTCATTAAGATTACTCGGTTTCTGTGTAGTCGGAACCAACAAGTCCTCTCCAGTCGGAGTGTCCGCAGGAGAACCGCATACGTCCAGTGAACTTCATGAAGAAGCGGTCAATATCTTCATCACTGAAAAACTCAGGGCGTATTCTCCAGAAGAACAGTAAGTTATCGAAGTCAGGATCTCTCAAGAACCAGTAATCTTCTTCATGGTCGAGATAATCAAGAACAACCACGTTATTTATGAGAGGGCCAATCACGTTCTTATCGTTATAATTTGTACCGTGTTTGTGAGTTGACTCAGTAACTTCCAGTGCGGTATACTCTAGATGATCGGGAACAATTACTTCCTTACCAACGGCCTGAATCTTAAGCCCTGCACCGTCCACCTGACGTCTCATCAGGGTGCGGGCTTCTTTCAGGCCAGTATCGGAAAGTTCATCATCGATCTTATTACCGCAAGTTCCACCTTTTTCAAGCGGGTGATCGTCAGAAAACAACGGCTCGCCATCATAACCATCTACAGTGAAACCTTCATTCAGAATATCGGCTGCTGCAACTTCTGCTCTCGCTCTAGCACCACGGGCAAGTGCTTCAGTTTTATTGGTACCTTCACCGCGAGGTCCAATAACATCGTAGAGATCATCTTCAGCAGCTTCAAAGGGTACCTTGATACCCTTACTGTAAGTTTCGTGCTTATAGACAACCTCCTCACCCGGTTCATAATCTTCATAATCCACGGTGTCTTGGTGCTTATCCCACATACCAAGGGAAGCAGCGTGGAAATCAGTTTCCTGTCTCTTTTCCGAACTTTCTACAGTAAATACTCGCGGGAACTGCTCTTCTTTTTCCGTATATTCCTCGAAGAAAACCTTACGAAGTTTCGGTTCAAAGAGCTGTACCCACCTTTTAGGTGTCATAGTAGTCATTAAAATTCACTCCCTATTCTGTCTCTTGCGTAATATCACCTTTATGGAAATAGACTAGTTCTTCATCTTCATTAATCCAAACAAGTGCAAACGGTCCACTAGCTTCCATGTCTAACTTCTGAGCATCGCCGTCAAAACCAAACCCTTTATAAAGATCATCAGGGTCTGTAGGATCATTATTATCTTCATCCCAAGGTGCTTTGTAGACAGTGTCATAGTGCATAACAACTTCTACATCTTCACCTGCCTCAGCAGAATTAGTGGAAACTCCGATAAAATCATCCGGGTCCACTCCTGCTGGTTTTACCTTTCCGTCGTCAATTTCGAGGCCTTGTCCAAACTCAACATCCGATTCTGCCTCAAATGTCCTTTTGAGAGGACTGGCAGGCCCTGTAACCTGATAAGCATATCTAATAACCACTTAGGGTCACTCCCCTTCTTCTTGTATAGCCAAGTAATCATCCAAGTTATGTGCGTCTCTCATACTTGCAAACTCTTCGGCAGACATACCTGCCATTTTTGCAAGTTCCATCTCTTCTTCAGAAAGATCATATTTTTCCATCTCTTCTTTCACTCCATCTTCTTCTGCACCCAAGCCACCTTTACTTTCGAGGTTGGCTACTACCTGCTTCTCAGTCTTTTCTTTAACCTCATTAATCTTATCCTCACCTTTTACAGCCAGATAAGCTTGTCTTAAGTCTACTCCCGTTTTATCTGCAAAGTCTCTAACTTCATCCTTAACATCGTCATAATCGGAAAATAGCGAATCCTGCTTTAACTTCTCCTCTTCCAACATTCGTCTGGTTTCCAAGGCAACCTGAGCAGCAGCTTGGGTAGTCTGCTGAAGGTTGTTCATTTGAGGATTCATTTGTTGTTGTTGATTCTGCTGTTCCATATTACCAGCACCGCCCGTCTTTTGCTGTTGTTCAATGTACTGCTCAATCTGGTCACTGGTCATACCTGTGGCCTTTTCTAATTTACTGACCAGATTTTTATACGGTTCATATTTCTTCTTCTCCTGTTCCAATCTGCTCTGGACAGCACTGGAAGCTTGTGACTTTGGTATGTACTCCTCATCTCCACTCTCCCCGGCGTCGGGAGTGTTAGTTTCGCCCGTTTCAGTGGATTGAGTTTCCATTTCTTCTCTGCCTTCAACTTCGCCTTCTTCACCTTCACCATCAGCAAACATTTGAAGATTAATCATAAAATACACCTCCGCGTGTTACGCTCGCCAGCGAATTTCGCCCGTTTACCCCGGCGACGGGTGCTGTATTATACCCGCTTGGCGTGTACTTTCACGGGTGCTCCTCCCGGACCCTCATAACCACAAATGGGGCATTTTACCCCACCTCTGTGCCGGAAAGCTACCCGTTCACATTTCTTACACGTTGGCAGGTCATAAACCCGATTAGCAACATCGGGTCTTTTAGCAAATCTGTGTTGCAAAGCATGTTCAATGTACTTTTCGTTAGGTCCTTCTTTTGGCATTCTTACTCTCATAGTGGGAAGCCACCTCCCTCATCCATCGGAGGTCCACCTGCTTCTGCTCCTCCACCGCCTAATAATCCCATCATTTCTTCCATAAAGTCAGCTTCCATTTGTTGCTCTGGTCCTACGTCCAGAGGTTGGACAGCGGGACCTCCCTCTTCTCCTTCTCCTTCTTCTTCCTGTTGCTTTCTTATAAATTCACCTACAGGATCATAAGGATCAATGAGTGGGAAACTGAGAATCATTTTGAGCACTGACCTTGCTTCTTCAACTGTTATAAGACCGTACTGAGCGAGTTCGAGTGTAGCTTGGAAGAGGAACGCCTTGTTATTGACAAAACCTCCACCGATATTAACAGATATATCGAATTTGGCTCTTCTGGTAATCGGATTACCTTCCTCATCAAGCAACGGTTCATCATCTTCATCCAGAATCTCAATTTCCTGAAGATCACTACCTCTAAACGAAGCAAGTTCACTTCCTACTTCCTGCTCTTCTGTCCAATATTCAGTTATGTAATCAGTAATTATTGTAAATACCTCATTAAGACCTTCTTTAGTCAAGTCCTTTAAGTGCATGGCCTGCTTCATACCCTGCTGTTGCAACGCCATAATAGCTGACGCTGCTCTAAGAGATCCCGGTCTACGGCCCTGCACAATATCTTCACGAGCTGCTATATTAGGTGCTTCCACATCCCGTGCTTCTACACGTCTATTGTTGATGTACGGTGGCATACTTGGCGGTTCAACTACCCTGAAACCATCAACATCACGTGCTGGAATATTGAGGTTAGGTTCATTAGTCCAGATATTAGGATTAATACCAGAATTTACTCCAATAACCTTCTGAATATTACCTGTAAGTCTGGCATTAGTCAGCATTTGATGGTCAAGTTCATTCATAATCTTCTGAGTCGGTATAAGATCCTCAACCATGCTGGAACCCCAAAGCATTCCCTCTCTGTGTCGGCAGGGAACATAAACAAAGGGGTATCGGTTGATACGATAATAACCTTTTTCCTCTGCATCCTCATCATCGTCCGAATCGTAAAGAACTGTATCCTGAGCAACCACTACTTTACGTAATTTATCATTATCTTCAAGACTCCACCTCTCCAAAACCAGAGCTTTATCTCCAGCAACTTTCTGCAAAGCACCTGAAGAATCGTGTATCCCCGGATCCATAGAAGGGGTCTGAGCGTCAATTTTATTAACTTTTGACCCATACACTGCCTTAAGGTACTTGAGTGGCCTGACAACGGCGTGTATGATATAGTCGGCCATATGTAACTTATCCGGATCTTTAACTTTGGGGTCGGGGAAGAAGTTAGCTGGATTCACTGGCTCTATTTTTGGCATTCCAATAACCCCAGCAGATTGTCCATCAAAATAAACCTTCCAGACTGCACCGCCAAATTTACAACGCATTCTTTCGAACCTGTCACGCTTTTTAGCCATTTTATTCTTTTCCCAAACCCATTCAAGTGCCAACTGGGTTCGGGGAGCATGTGCCCTGTCCGATCTGTTCCAGCCTTTTACCATAATCTCGAAGGGGTCCATAACCAGATCGGCAACCATGCTCTCCACGTTTGGTTTTACAATATTTGTAGGAATTACTTCTTTATCCTTTTTACGTTCCTTACCGTGAAGCCAATATTCCTCGTACTTTTTCCAATCACTATGAAGTCCGAGACCCTCTTTATCCATATATGAAGCTTGATACTGCTGATTAACTTCCTGTGCTAACTCATCAATTTGATTACTCATCAGTTACCCTCCGAGATCTCTCGAATTCTTCCTGCATACGCTGGAGATTGGCCAATTGCTCACTGTAACTTATAGGATCATGCAAATTTTTCGGATTGTACTGAGCATAATTTTCTTCACTTTCTTCCTGTCTCGGTTTCTGTTGTTCTGAGGATTGTACGGGTGTTTGCGTTTGCTTCAAAGCCGTACAATAACCAACATAACCACTCATAACAACCGATACCAACCACAGAAAATATATAAAAGCCATTTCAGCTTCCACGCGGTTTTACCCCCTCTGAGGGAAATCTGGCAAAACTATTTGGATCAAATGAAGCGTATTGGGCTGCCTGCACATCAACATCTCCATCTTTTTCCAACCAAGGATCTCCCTGCGGATTGTCAAGTAATTTCATCTTCTTTCTTTTTGGAGTAACCGCATCAAGCGGTTCACCGTACATATCCCTTACGGCTAAAGAAATACCCCAAGCAAATAATCTATCGTCCTTGGAACCTCCAGAGCGTTTCTTACCTGAAGCTTCCGCTCTACCTCTATTATTTCTTACGAAGGAAAAACCTTCGGATATAAGTCCTAATGAATTTATCACCGACGGCATCTCCCGTACAAAATCCTGCATAAATGAAACTACGATAGGTCTGGTTTGCACGTTCTGAGGCCAACCTAATCTTCCATCGTCATGTTTATAAAGTGAAGGATAAACTATAACCCTGTCAAGATGCTGTATAACTGCATGGCCGTTATTATTCCTTTCGGGAACTATAAGAGCCATATTGTAAAATCTACCCAATTCTGCCAATTGTTCGGCAAAAGTGGTAGTATCCACCTGATTGACAAGTTCTGCTACCTGCTCACCTGTGTCAGCGTTTATAACACAGCCGACTGAATTATCTCCGTTTGGTAAGCCCTCTGCCACGTCTGCTCCCAGAATATAGTAAGTGTTCTTTCTCGGTTTCTCATATATTTCCAACTCGCCTTCATGATCTCCGACAAACTGTTTACTGTCAGTCCAAGTCATTCTACCAACAGGTTGCGGTATTTGCTCTCTTCGTTCAATAAGATTTGTTTTAGAGAGAACTGTAGTCCCGGCAGGAAGAAATTCACCATGCTTCCTTGCAGCACGTTCGTCCTCGGAAAGTTCCTCGGTCAAACGCTTCAGTTCTCCTTCATCCAAAAATGGGTTATCCTCCCATGAAATCTGTATCACGTGAATTTCGGGGTCTGTTTCATTAAGGAATACCCGGCTGTAAGGCCAAGTCAATCCTTTCAGAGGTGTCATGGTCAGGATTATTTCACCTTTCCTGTCCAAAACACGTTGACGGCCTTCCTCCCATATACCTAAAGGACATTCCTCGTCGAACCAGATCATATCCAAAGCTTTTCCTTGAAAAGCATCTCTACGGGATTCATAAGACTTGAAAGTCAATCTGGATTGATTAGGGAATTCTATAGTATCAATTACTCCGGCTTTACGATTTACTTCCTCGCATTTATCCAGTATTGGTTTCGGCAACCATTCCTTAATGATCGGCTGAACAACATCCCTGTGAGTATCCCAACTGACCGTGGCTGCCCAAGCATCAACTTCACCTTTTATCGGGTAATACTTCTCGTACCACCACTCCTGATCTTCTTCACACCAGTCCTGAATGTAGGGTTCAGCATCCCTGCCTAAAAGAGTCAGTATACAGCGAGTAGCCCCACTAACTGTTTTGGCGGTTCTGTTACCACCAAAAATAGCCACCAGTCTCTTATCAGACTTGACGGCTTCTATCTGTTTCAGGTGGCGTTTCTCACCCTGATTCCAGAAACGGAGTTTTTCCTCCCGCTTCTTTTTGGACATAAGTTGTTTTACGAGGTTCAACTTGTTATTTTTAGGCAAAAGGATTCCTCCCTACTCTACCCTATTATACACAGTGAGCGGTGACACCTTTTACCAGAACAAAGCTTGAATTTTAGTGATTGCTCTATCGTAATGGACCCGCACTGTCGAACGGCTGACTGAGAGAATTTCGGAAATCTCTGAGTTGGAGTGGCCGTCAATCCGTAACTTCAGAACCTCGTACTGACGGTCTGAAAGGAAGCCCTCGTAGGGTTCGAGGACTTCCTCGGGAGGAGGGTCATGAAAAGATTCTTTTTCTGGCTGAGGAAATTTATCTAAATCGGCTGGATCAACAGAGAAATCCCCTACCTGCTCACCCAGCACGTCGGGGGTGTAACCATGCTCCATGTAGAAGATGGTCCAATCAAGATCCCGGAGTGCCTGTCGGTAAGGCCAGCTGTTATTCGAATCCTCGATAAGTTTGGAAATGTTATCCCGCGTTTTTCTGTATTGCCTAAGGAGTTCGTCAGACATCTATGTAATCCTCTTCCTCTTCCTCTTCATCCTCGTCCTCGCCCTGAGTGAGTTGAAGTAAGAGCATATTGAGTTCGCGGAACGACACATCCTCAAGAGAATTAGTTTCACCATCATCATCGTATCTACGCATTTTGGAAGGTCTGCCCCAACCGTATTCCAGAATCATTCGGGCTGCCTGCAACCTCTGGTTGGGAGAGTTGCTATCGTCCATCATTATTCCATGGATAATACTGGACGCTTCCCCGGTGTGTGGTTTGAAAAACTTCCTGACCTCGTGAGGGTCAGGTTTTTTCGTTTTGGCAGTTCTTTTAGGAACTCTCCTACCAGTTTCCGCGTCAAATTTTATTATTTCACCATTTTTATCCTTTTTAGTTATAAATTCACAATCATCATCTTCCGGCATTTTTCTTCCTCCTATTGAAAACGGTGGAATTATATTCCACCGTAGTCTGATTTTATTATATAGAAATTATTCCCATTTGTCAAGCCCTATTTTTAAGCCAACGCCTGAACCATTCGGGAGCTGATGAGATCAGAAAAGTGGACCGCCCACGCTTCAGGTGTATTCGGTTCAACGGGAGACCCCCATTCCTTTTTACCGTGATGTGACAGAATAATATGCAAAACATCAGGGTGAATTTTATACTGTTTGCAAATATCGTAACCACCGACTATATGATCCTCATTCAATCCTCTTTCGGTAAATTCAAAAAATCCCTTATCCCATTTATAGGTTAAAGTTTTTCCAATATCATGCAAAACTGCCCCTGCAACTACTTTATCATAATCCAGATCAAACTGAGCGTATGTTCCCAGAGCCAGCATAAGAACCTCGTAGGTGTGAATCGCCAGACCGCCTATGTAAGCGTGGTGGTAATAAGTGGAAGCAGGACTCTTGTGAAAATACTTCGAATCATTGAGTATATCACTGACCATACGGTATATACTTTCATCCTCAATGTGTTCTACAAAATCTTTTATTTCAGAGATTTTTTCATCCACTTCCTCGGAATCGGCTGACGGCAAAAATTGTGAGGAATCATCGTCCGTAGATTGTATTACCTTGATATTTAACTGCGGTTCGCCCCGGAATTCATCCTCCTCAGCAGTTATCAGTACAACGTCACCTTCCTCAACTTCAGAATCCACAAGATCGGCGTTATTCCAGACCTTAGCATCAATTCTTCCATCTTCATTCTGAAGTGTTAAATTAAGGTAATTACCTTTGCCCGGGTCGCGGAACGGTCTGAGTTGTTTTTCAACTGTCAGATACTTTTCGTCTACCAACAAACGTAATCACCTCACACCAGTGGGTTGGGTGCGGACAATGGTAGTAAGTTTCAGTAAAACTATACTTCTGACCTATCGTTCCGCAAAGCGGACATTTGATCTCTGAGGAGTGATTCAATTCTCGGTTTTTCCCAGTTTTCGGGTTTGAGCAATTTTCCATCCTCACGGTACGCTCCTCCCTCTTTTTGCATATTTGAATAATGAACCTCATTAAATATCGGCCTGATATCAATGCCGTAGGAAATAGCTGTTCCATAAACAACGTACAGCAAATCCGCCAGTTCCTTGGCTATATCCTCAAGGTTCTCCTCATCCATCGACTGAAAAAGTTCCTTCAGTTCCTCAAGCATTAATTCTTGCCTGAAGTCCTTTTCCACTTCATCGATTATCTCCGGGCCTGTATCAGGTGAATTAAATCCGAACCTCGTATGAAAATCTTTAACATTATTATACGGTGTTGACATTTCTATACCTCCTACCAGTAATAGATACAACCTTCTGTGTCGCATTTCGGACAGATATCTTCCAGAACAACCGGGTAGACTTCATCTTCAAAAACTTCCAATTCACCTTCCCAGACGTGACCACACTCAGGACATTCGTAATCTCCATCTATTAGCCAAATGGCGGATCCTCCTTATCTGATAAGTGATAGCACTTCCAGTTACCCCAAGTTTCCTACCGAATTCGGCTGCCGAATCAGCACTTTCATTGATTAAATAATCGTAAAGCACCTTTTTACCCATATCATTTAGTTTACTATCAAGATAATTTAGCACCTTTTCGATTACATCCTTGTTGTCTATCACTTCCCCCGGTTCCGGGCTTTTACCTGCGAAGGTTTCCTCCCAAGTTCTTTTGGTTTTTCCTTCTGAGTCAAACGTCATATCCTCCAGAAAATGTAGTTCGGCATCTCCTCGTTTTCTGGTAGATTGTTTATTCAGGTAACTGATGCACATATTCTTGAAAATCTTGCCGTAAAAGGTAGAAAAAGCACTTTTATCCGGGTCGAAACCGTTTATCGCTTTCGCCATTGCTTCGTGAGAAATACTCTCAAGCTCGTCCATTGGTATGTAAAATTTATAACGGTATTTACTTATAAAATGGTATTTCAAAGCCCAGCTATCTCTCGCCAGTTTATCGGGATTCAAATTTAACCTCCTTGTGCCTGTATCGCTTTCATTTGTTTTTTGGCTTTTTCCTTTGCCCGGTACCTTTCCTCACGGCTACCGGGATTGTAAGTGTACTTCTTACCTTCTTTTCCGTACTGGTAATAACCTACTCTTTTTCCGTTTCTGGTGGTATATCCCCTTCGCAGTGGCATTCCAACACCTCCTCAGGAACCCATGCTTGTCCATCCCACCTGTACCTGCCTCGTCTTATTTTATCTATCACTTTGAGAGCATCTTCCACTACCTCCATGTCATGTTTATAATCGCTCCGCTGAGCAGGGTGTACATCGTTTGGTTCAAAATACTTGTTATTAACGTATCCTCGTAGCACATAACAAGCTTCTTCAAGATCCTCTATATCACTCTGAGTTATCATAACGTGCCCCCTCGAATATCTTTTACTCTCCTATATCTCTGAATCTTTCAGAGACAATTTCTTGAGATCATCAAAACCAACAACTGTACGAGAAATCATCTTGTTATCTTGATACTTCTCCAGATAAAAACCGCTAGCAGTAGGTATTAACCGAAACCTAATCCCTTCTTTTTTACGCTCTACTTCAAACGACACAGTCATTTCATAAAACTTGTTACTTATTGAGTTAATCATTTACCTCCTCTACATATCTCTTTCCCTCAGGGAACACCAGAACTTCTCCCTCAAGTTTCTCAGCCAAATCCACAGCAGCGGAAATGGTTTTAGATTTATAAGAATTAGATTTCCCATTGAAATAATGCCGTACCCAAAACTCTCCAGTATATTTACCGGGAGGTAAAAAACTTTCCGAAACATGTATCAGATCAATTACCACCACACCATCCGGAAACACTCTTGGCAAAAATGAATCCCAAGTAAACTCCAAAGCGTCCTTCAAAACACGGTACCCTTCTTCCCGCTCATTAATCTTCTTTTCCATTACAGCGTGAATAATTGCCGTATAAATGGCTATTCCCGCTAAAATCAGTAAAATCATCACTGGATCGGTCATTTTACCCCCTCCACTTCATCCCCTTAAACCAACCTGCAGGACATTCTTCCTCGTTAAAAATTTTAGTCTGGCAGCTTCCTCATCTCTCATTCAT